GTCAATTACAGTCGCATCAGTCGATGCAACATTCAACGGCACTTACACTGTTCGCGCATTGCCCCAGTATCTGTACATCGGTATAGACACTGAGGGCGATCTGCTTTATGACATAAATGTGCCTATTGCTAATCAGGTGCTGTATGCCAAGACCGCCAGCAATGTTGAGCGAGTAGCAGCTTCGGGAAGCGTTACTTACACTCAGACTTGTTCGTGGGTCACTGCCGCGCAGCTCGTCACCTATCTTGGTGTACAGATCACAAACCCGTCAGACGATTACACGCTCATCACTCAAGCCGTATCTGCTGGCAACGACTTTGCATATCGTCGCCGTCAAGAGGCTGGCTACATCGACAGTCTCACAACTAGTCCGGGTGGGGATGCCACGCTCGGTACGCTTATGTACTGCGCGGCCCTCTGGCGCAGCCGTGGCTCGCTTGAGAACACTTTTGCATCCTTTGATGGAATGGGCGCAGCGCCTCAGCAGAGCCTCACACCGATCGTTAAACAGTTGCTTGGCATCGACAGGCCTGCCTGCGCCTAATGGCTTACACAGACGCTCTCAACGGGGCTATAGACAGCCTCACGACCACACTCACAGCGGTCACTGGCCTGCGAGTAGTCAACGACCCCACAAAACTCGTGCCCAACTGTGTCTACATTGACGCGCCATCTTTCACGACGATCGCTGGCAATGGCAACATCATCCGCATGGACTTCCCAATCAAGGTCATTGGCTCAGGCCCAGCAGGCCTACCAGTGCTGCGCTCAATCCTCGACATCGTTAGCAAAGTCCTACTCAGTCCAATCATTGTCATGGCAGGCCGTCCCAGCAACCTAGAAATTGGTGGGCAGCTCTTCCCGTGTTACGACCTTGACTGTGGCATACAAGCACAAAGCGCATAAGGAGAAACATGTACACCATCATCAGCCCACGCCTCGGAACCCCGGGCGATCAGTTCATCCCAGAGGACGGTGTCAACATTGACGCACTGCTCGACGGCGGCCTGATATCCACCGACACCGCAAAGAAATCATCTAAAGTCAAATCAGAACCCAAGGAGCAATAGACATGGCTATCAGCAGCACTTACCTTTCTAACCCAAGCATCACGATCAACGCGGTGGACTTGTCCGATCAGTGCACAAGCGCGGTCATCAACTATGTGTCGGAACAACTTGAAAATACGACATTCTCAAATACATCAAGGTCGTTCACATCGGGTCTGTACTCGAATACCGTCACCGTAACTCTTTATCAGAGCTACGCAGCAAGCGAGACTGAAGCCAGCATTTACAGCCTTGTGGGCACAACCACGACGCTTGTCTTAAAGCCAAGTTCATCGGCTGTTGGTGCTACGAACCCTTCGTACACTTTGACGGGCGCGTTCTTGTCGGCACATACACCGATCAACGCTTCGCTCGGCGAACTGTCCACAATTGATTTGACATTTAGCGGTGGCGTTTTAACTAAAGCCGTCGCATGATCTCGCGGCATCAGCCGCTGAGAAATAGAAACTGCAAGACCGCACAAGCGGAGCCTTGCCCGACAAAGGAGAAACAATGAAAGTCAAACTATCCATCGACCTTGGCGACGGTAAGCCAGCGCGCGAGATGACCACCAACATGCTTGCCATTGTTGACTGGGAACGAACAGAAAACCGTCGATCAGCAGACGGCAAAGGCATTGGCTTTAGCGACATGTGCTGCTGGGCTTACACGCTTTGCAAACTTGCTGGAGATAAAGTGCCAGCTAACTGGCGCGAGTGGGTTGCCGAGAACCCTGACATGACCATTACACCAATCAACGAGATCGCAGACGAGACCCCTTTCATCGAGGGACTTGGCGGCGAAGCCTCTGCGAAGTCCTAGCGTTAACAGGCTTCTGGCCAAAGGAGATCGAGTTCACTATGCGAGACCTGAACACCGTCACCTATGTGCTTGAGCAGATTCACCGTAAGAAGTAATTATGCCTGTCTCTCACAGCGTCGAAGTAGTTGGTCTTAAGGAAACGATCAACGCCCTACGCAAGATTGACCCGCAGCTGCAAAAGGACTTTAAGGCTGAAGCGACAGCGATCGCACAGCCAGCCATTCAGGCTGCAAAACTTGCTTACAGCCAGTTTCCATTGTCTGGCATGGCGCGCAAGTGGTCTGATCGAGGCCGCAAGATATTTCCGTTTACAATCTCGGGCGCACAGTCAGGCGTAAAGATGCGCTTCGATACTCGCCGCAATGCTGTAGGCGTAATTCTGATTGAGCAAAAGAACGCAGCGACGGCAGTGTTTGAGGGTGCAGGCCGTAAAGACACAAACCGTTTAGGCACATCACTTGACTCGGTCAGTGCTGAGCGTGGCTTTGCGATGGCGATGCCGGGTAGGACTCGACTTATTGGCCCAGCGGTCTATAAAGCGCGGCGCGGTATTGAGTCTGAGATGGAAAAGATGGTGCTTAAGACCGTCAACCAAATACAGAAAGAACTGAACTAATGGCACTGTCAATCCCCATCATTAGCGAGTTTCAAGGCGGTGGCGTTGACAAAGCCATTAAACAGTTTCAGCAACTCGACGGCGTAGGAGCAAAGACAGGCTTCGCACTTAAAAAAGCGTTCTTGCCTGCTACCGCTGCGCTCGGTGCACTGACCGCTGGCATCGGTCTAGCTACTAAAGCAGCAATGGAAGACGAGGCTGCACAGCTTGAGTTGGCTCGCCAGTTACGCACCACGACACAGGCCACAGATGCCCAAATTAAGGCCGTAGAGCAGTCCATTAGCGCGTTTAGTAAGCAGACCGCAATGGCTGACGATCAGCTGCGCCCAGCGTTGGCAAACCTTGTGCGTGCCACAGGCTCGCTTGAGTTGTCTCAAAAGGCAATGTCGGTCACCGCTGACCTTGCTACTGCCAAAAACATCGACATGGAGACTGCCAGCGTCGCAGTGTCTAAAGCTCTTGCAGGCCAAACTGCTGCGCTTATCAAACTTGACCCATCGCTTAAGGGCGTGATTGACTCGTCCTCGAGCGCCGATGAGATCATGCAGGCACTTAACGGCTCGGTGGGCGGTGCTGCTGAGACCTTTGCCAACAGTGCTGAGGGCGGTCTGAAGAACTTTGGCATCCAGATGGATGAACTTAAGGAGAGCATCGGCGCGGCCTTTATTCCCGTCATGGAGAAACTGCTGCCCTATGTGCTGGACTTTACGACATTCTTGCAAGACAACACCAAGGCGCTGCTTATTGTAATTGGCGCTATTGCAGCGATGACAGCAGCCATAGTGACAGCCAACATCGCTATGAAGGCTTACAACGCCTTACAGATCGTTATCACAGCAGCCAACGCTGTGCTGGCAGGCTCATTCACCACGGTCTCGCTGTCGGCTGGTGTGCTCGCTAAAGGCTTAGGCGTAGTGATGATTACTCTTGCCGCGCTGTACGAGCTGTACCGCGAAGGCCCTCGAGCAATCGCAGAGTTCATGCTGCCGTTTAAGCAGTTTGCTGTCGGCGTATATAACTCGGTCAAGGTAGTTGCCAACGGCATCAACCAAATTATTAACGCCGCAATCATCGGACTCAATCAACTGATTAACGCGCTTAATGTAATACCGGGTGTAAGCATCGACTTGATACCGCTCGTGCCAATGCTCGAGTACACAGCCTTACCAACATTAGACGCGATCACTAGCGGCGCATCTGGACGCGGTGGGGCAGCTCGAGAAGGCGGCACAGGCGGCTTTACATCTAGCCCAATGGGCATGATCGAGTCAGCCCTTGTAGCACCATCAGGCGGTAGCGGTGGCAAGGCCTCAAGCGTCCTAGACCTATCTAAGAACTATGCAGGCAACATGGGTGGCAACTACGGCATTACAGGCAACGCAGCAGACTTCTCCAGCCTCTTCGATCAGTTCATGGTTGAGCGCGGCACACCGATCACAGTCAATGTCAACGGCGGTCTAGCAACATCAGCAGACATCGGTCGCGCTGTAGTCAACAGCATTAAAGCCATGAACCGAGTAGACGGCCCAGCACAAATACAGGTCGCCTGATGGCTGCCACGATCGTCCAGTCAGGGTCTTACGATCTTAAGATCGCTACAGGCTTCCTTGTGGACGCTTTTACGCTGGACTCAGCGGAAAAGGGCTTACTTGACTCGACCGAGTATGTGCTAGACGGCACGACAGAGTTTGCATCAGTCATCGACGGCGCTACAGGCATCAGCGTGTTCCGTGGACGCAGAGACATCGGCGACCAGTTCACTGCTGGCACGATGAGCTTTGATCTCAACGACACATTTACTGGCGGAATCTTTAACCCGTTTGATACCCAGTCACCGTATTACGACACGGCTCAGGCTGTGCCGGGTCTAGCCCCTATGCGTAAAGTCGTGCTCAGCCGTGAAGGTGAAGAACTGTTTAACGGCTACATCGTTGACTACAACTACAACTTTAATCTTGGCGGTCTTGACACCGTTAGCGTGTCCTGCGCTGATGACTTTTATCTGCTCAGCCAGACCTACCTAAACGAGTTTAATGTGACCGAGCAACTTGCCAGCGCTCGACTAGTCGCCCTACTTGCTCTGCCAGAAGTCAATGCCTTCCAGCTGCCGGGTGAACAAAACATTGAGACATCGACGATCACTCTTGGCGGCGCAGCTGCGTACACCGTTCCGAACGGCACATCTGTCGCTGCGTACACTGCCAAAATCAATGAATCTGTACAGGGGCGCATCTTCATCTCGCGCGACGGCGTGTTCACATTCCAAGACCGCATCGGCAACACGCTCTCAGCATCATCAGCAGACTTCCACGATGACGGAACAGCGATCCCTTATGACAATGTGGGCATCTCGTTTGAGGCTAATCAGGTTATTAACAGGGCAGCGGTGCAACACGCTGGGGCAACAGTCCCACAGATCGCCGAGGACTTGACGAGTCAGGCCACCTACTTCATTCAGACCACCGCCATCTCGGACGCGCTAGTCCACAACGACACAGCAGCCCTTGACCTAGCCAACTACCTGCTCGTAGGCCAGCCAGAGGCGCGTTACACCAATGTGTCAACCCTGTTTGCATCCCTGACCGATGCTCAGCGTGACACTGTGGCAGTCCTTGAAATTGGTAACACCGTGACAATTCAGAAGTCATTTTCCAGCGGGCTTACAATTACATCACTGGCACAAGAACTAGCCATTGAGGGCATCCAGCACGAGATCGACCTTTCTACAGGCCACCGCATCACCCTGTTCACTAGCCCCACGACGCTTGTTTATGAGCTGATCTTGGATGATCTGGTATATGGCACAATCGACACAGAAAATGTCTTAGGATAAGGAGCATTATGGGAGCAAACGCAGTTACTACAGTCCCCGTTTATACGGCAGGCGAAGTCCTG